AGACACAATTCAAAATCCAAATCTCGTTCTTCCTACGCCTAGTCTGAAGGTAAAACGTGAGCCAACAATTGAAGAACTTGTAGCCAAAGCGGCTGCTAATCCTAAGAAAAATAAAAAATGAGTAAGACATATCTTGGTAATCCAAATCTTAAACGATATGGAGTGCCGATTCAATATACCAAAGAACAGGTTGAAGAGTATATAAAATGTGCGAAAGATGTTGAATATTTTGCCCGTAATTATGTCAAGATTGTCAACGTGGATCACGGTCTTATGCCGTTCAAGATGTGGGACTTCCAAGCGAAGATGCTCCACACGTTTGCGGACAACCGCTTTTCTATCTGCAAACTCCCTCGTCAGGTAGGTAAATCTACCACATCTATCGCATATATCCTCTGGCTCATTCTATTCACAGACCAACAGAATGTGGCTATTCTCGCGAACAAGGGCGCGCTTGCGCGTGACCTATTAGCCAAACTTCAGCTTGCATATGAATATCTTCCGATCTGGCTCCAGCAGGGCGTTGTCGTCTGGAACAAGGGCAACATCGAACTGGAAAATGGATCAAAGGTTCTCGCTGCGGCCACGTCATCCAGTGCTATTCGCGGTGGCTCATTCAATCTAATTTTCCTTGACGAGTTCGCGCACGTTCAGCGCAATCTAGCGGATGCATTCTTTGCGTCTACTTATCCTACGATTTCATCTGGTAAGACGACTAAGATTATTATCGTATCTACGCCGCTCGGTATGAATCACTTCTACCGTATGTGGACAGATGCGACCGAAGGTACCAGTGAATATGTTCCAGTTGAAATCATGTGGTCAGATGTTCCTGGGCGTGACGAGGAATGGAAAAAACAAACGATTGCTAATACGAGCGAGGAGCAATTCCGTCAGGAATTTGAGTGCGAATTCATTGGATCATCCAGCACTCTTATTAATCCGGTAAAACTTCGTGAGCTAACACACAAGCGCCCAATGAAAGATAAGTTTGGGCTCGACTATTATGAAGCACCGGATCCAAAAAAATCATACATTATGGTGTTTGACGTGTCCGAAGGTGTCGGTGGCGACTATTCCGCCCTGTCGGTCTTTGATGTATCTCAGGTACCATATCGTCAAGTGGCTAAATATAGGGACAAAAATGTCTCACCGCTTCTGTTTCCAGATGTGGTTTACCGATTTGCCCGCTGGTACAATAATGCCTATGTTCTAGGCGAGACGAATAATATTGGCCAGCAAGTGGTAAATTCTCTGTTTATGGATCTTGAATATGAAAATGTGATAGCGTCATTCTCTAAAGGAAAAGCTATCAAAGTTGGTGGTGGATTCTCAGCTAAATCAGCTTTCGGTGTTCGCACCACAAAGCAGGTTAAAAAGATCGGATGCTCAAACCTAAAAACAATTATAGAGAGCGACAAGCTTCTGATAACGGACCTGGATACGATTGAGGAACTGACGACATTTGTAGAAGACAAAGATACCTACAAAGCCGAAGAAGGATGCCACGACGACTTAGCTATGACGCTGGTTCTTTTTGGGTGGCTCATAACTCAGGCATACTTTAAAGACTTAATGAATAGTGATATTAGACAAAATTTAGCCCGTGAAACTATGAAGGATGTGCATGACGACTTACTTCCGGTAGGATTTATAGACGATGGTAGACAGGAAATAGAGGCAATTGACGATCCAGTACCTACAGGAATGGGTTTTGGCGACTTTCGGTTTGGGTAACAAAAGCCTCGTTTTTATAAATAAAAGAACAAGAATAAATCGAAGAATGCCTTCGTCTATAGAGGAGATAAGTCTATGCCATTTCAAATCTCTCCCGGAGTTAACGTAAGTGAGATTGATCTTACTACGATTATTCCGGCAGTCAGCAGCACAACAGGAGCATTTGCTGGACACTTTTCTTGGGGTCCAGTAGGAATTAGAGTTCTTACGGACTCTGAAGACACTCTTGTTGCAAATTTTAATAAGCCTGGTTCAAACACAGCGGTAGATTTCTTTACAGCCGCAAACTTTTTGTCTTATGGCAATGCGTTATATGTAGCTCGCGTGGTTCGCGATGCGAATACAGCTGTGCGCTCTACTGATATCAATACAGCTCGTAATGCAGTTAGCAATAATTCCTTAAACACAAACATTGTCATTAAAAATAGTGATGATTATTATCAAAACTATTCAACTGGCATCTCATCTGCTGGATTGTGGGCAGCTAAGTATCCTGGAAGTTCAGGAAATAATATCCGAGTTTCCATATGTGCGTCTGCAAATGCTTATGAATCAACAGTTTCGGGAACATTAACTTTTACGGATGGATCATCTTCCGTATCTGCATCTGCTAATCAGATAACCCTATTAACAGTTGGTGATATTATTCTTGCTGGTCCCGAAAGAATTGAAGTTAAAATTGCGTCTCTTGGCGCAGGTAGAAATTTAACATTAAGATCAGCTTATGTTGGAAATAACTTTGTACACACTACACCAACCCGTCGCTGGGAATTTTATAACAACGTAAATGCGCCTCCTGGAACATCACAAGGCGCCTCTCGTAATGGTGGTTCTAATGATGAAATGCATATCATTGTAGCAGATGAAGATGGCGGTATTACAGGCTACGCAAATACGGTTCTTGAGGTTCATCAAGGCCTTTCAAAAGGTTCTGATGCTAAAAGCGAGAACGGAACAAATATTTACTTTAAGGACTATATCAATCAAAATTCTCGTTGGATTTGGTGGACATCAAACCCAACTGGATTTATCGCAAATCGTCGTGTTACAGCATCTATCAATTATAATTCCACAACCGGCACGGTAAATAGACCTATCAATTCATCATTAGGTAAAGGTCGTGATGGATCACTTCCCCGCGAAGCAGATTACATCAATGCTTATAATCTATTCCGTAGTGCAGAAGATGTTGATGTTTCGCTTGTTATTGGCGGCGCATCTGGCCAGACACGCGCAACTCATATTATCAACAACATTGTTGAATATCGCAAAGATTGCGTAGCTGTATTTTCACCGCTATCATCTTCAGTGGTAAATAATAACGCATATTCTGGTAAAGAGCAAACTGATATCATCACATTCCGCAACTTGTTACCATCAACATCGTATGGTATTATGGATTCCGGATGGAAGTATCAATACGACAAGTATAATGACGTTTATCGTTATATACCTTGCAACGGTGATACTGCTGGTCTCATGGTTCGTACCGATAATGATCGTGATCCTTGGTGGTCACCAGCTGGTTACAATCGTGGTGGCATCAAGAATGTTATCAAAATGGCATACAATCCAGGCAAAGCTGATCGTGACCAGCTATACAAGAACGGTATCAATCCAATTGTGACGTTCCCTGGTCAAGGAACAATTCTATTCGGTGACAAAACAATGCTTTCTAAGCCATCTGCTTTTGATCGCATCAATGTTCGTCGTCTATTCATTGTGCTTGAAAAAGCTATTGCAACTGCTGCTAAATTCACACTGTTTGAATTTAACGATGCATTCACACGCGCACAGTTCAAGGCCATGGTAGAACCATTCCTTCGTGATGTTCAGGGTCGTCGTGGTATCACAGACTTCCGTGTGGTTTGCGACGAAACAAACAACACAGGCGAAGTTATCGACCGTAACGAGTTCATTGGTGATATCTACATCAAGCCAGCTCGTTCAATTAACTTCATCCAGCTTAACTTCGTAGCTGTACGCACAGGCGTAGATTTCACTGAAGTAGTAGGAAAGTTTTAATTTTGGCGAATAAATAAAAAGAAAAGGTAGGGAGACAAATAATATGCCCTTTAATGTAACAACTTTTAGTTCGCTAGGACTTCCATACGGTGGCGCAAGGGCATCTCTTTTTGAGGTGTTCTTGACACTCCCAGCTGGACTAGCTAATCCTACAGCGGAAGCTCAGTTTCGCTTTGTTTGTAAAGCCGCTTCAATTCCACAATCAACAGTAGGACAAATTGAAGTGCCCTACTTCGGTCGCAAGGTCAAGATGGCTGGTAACAGAACATTTGACAATTGGACAGTAACCATTATGAACGACGAAGATTTCTCAATTCGTCATGCTTTTGAAGACTGGTCAGCAGCAATTAATAGTCACGAAAATAACCTTCGTGATCCTGGCCTTATCTTTGAATCTGGTCAGACAGCATATCGTTCACGCGCTACTGTTCGTCACTATGCAAAGACAGGTGTATATGGTTCTGGCACAGCAGCCGGTGATGCGGCTATTCCTACACGCATATATACTTTTAACAACATCTTCCCTCTAAACATTTCAAACATTGATCTAAACTGGGAAACAACAGACGCGATTGAAGAATTTACCGTGGAGTTCGCATACGATTATTGGTCAGTTGAAGCCGACCTACTCGGCAACTTGATTGACAATTAAGATCGCTTTAGTTTTCCTATATAATTGATTAGACCTTGAAGGAAAATAAATGGCGATTGAACTTTTTGGATTCCGTATTGGAAAGGTGGACGATACATCTGAGGTCAGACAGGCCGAACAGATACCATCGTTTGCCCCTCCACCAAATGCCGATGGCGCAATTGAAGTTGCGCCAGGCGGTGCTTACGGCACTTACGTCGATTTCGAAGGTACTGCAAAAAGCGAAGCGGATTTAGTAACCCGCTATCGCGAAATGGCGTTGTATCCAGAAGTAGAAGCAGCCATTGATGATATCGTAAATGAAGCAATCATCACAGACGACAACGCTGAACCCGTATCACTGGATATGGACGATCTAAAACAACCAGCATCAATCAAAAAGAAAATTGAAGAAGAATTTAAAACTGTCCTTGAGCTATTGGATTTTTCCAATCTAGCTTATGACATTTTTCGTCGTTGGTACGTTGACGGGCGTATGTTCTATCATATCATGGTAGATATCAAGAACCCTCGCGCAGGTATCCAAGAACTTCGCTACATTGATCCTCGTCGTATTCGTAAAGTTCGTCAGCCAATCAAACGCACACCAATCGTTGGTACCAATGCGAAGCTTATCGTTCCGCCATACGAAGAATACTTCCTTTATAACGTAGCAGGCCTTCAGTCTGGTACAGCCACACAGGGCGTAAAGATTGCTAAGGATTCTATCTGCTACACACACAGTAGCATCATGGATCATCGTAATCGTATGGTTCTTTCTCACCTTCACAAAGCAATCAAGCCACTCAATCAGTTGCGTATGCTGGAAGACGCGGTAGTTATTTATCGTCTCGCTCGCGCACCTGAGCGTCGTATTTTCTATATTGACGTTGGTAACTTGCCTAAAGCAAAAGCCGAGCAGTATGTCCGTGATATGATGGTTCGTCATAAGAACCGTCTTGTCTATAATGCTGAAACTGGTGACGTTCAAGATACCCGCAAGTTCATGACTATGTTGGAAGACTATTGGCTTCCACGTCGTGAAGGTGGCCGTGGTACTGAAATCACTACACTGCCAGGTGGTGAAAACCTTGGGCAGATGGACGATGTTGAGTATTTCAAAAAGAAACTATACAAAGCCCTTTCTGTTCCCGTGTCTCGCCTTGAGCCAGAAGGCACATTCTCTATGGGTCGTCAGGGAGAAATCTCACGCGACGAAATCAAATTTGCTAAGTTCATTGACCGTCTGCGTCATAGATTCGCGCATCTTTTTGACCATCTTCTAGAAATCCAGCTCGTTCTCAAGGGTGTAATGACCCGTGAAGAGTGGAAGGATATGAAGAATGATATCCGCTATGATTTCCAACGCGACAACTATTATTCTGAAATGAAGGAACAGGAAGTTCTTAACCAGCGTCTTGCAACTCTACAGGTTGTGGATCAGTATGTTGGTAAGTATTATTCGGTTGAGTGGATTCGTAAACACGTTCTTCGTCAGACTGAAGAAGAAATTGAAGAAATGGATAAGCAGATTGCGGCTGAGCC